ACAGTACCTAACAAGTTCAAAATGTATTTGTCTTGTGCAGTTCTTACAAAGTTTAATAATCTATCCGCATCAATAGAACCCTGTAATGGTGTGTTCTTTATAATATCGTTGCGTGTTATGAATAGTGCGTATGCCATATCGTTAATTAGTTTTTATATATTTCGTATTCCTTACTGAAATTTGGATTACTCATTTGTAATGTTTCAGTATTTATGTTTTCATCTACTGCTGATGGATTTTCTTCAATCTCAGCAGGATTTTCAGCATCTTCATTAATTTGCTCTTGTACTTGCTCAGTTGTTTGTCCAGTTTCTTCGGCAGTTTGTGAAAGAATTACTAAAGGAGTTAATTGTTCAAAGTATAATTGAGAATCTTCATATCCACCTTTATCAAATGCTTCTGCTAAGAAGTTGATGATTAAGTTTTGGAATGGAACGATTGTCATTGTTTGAAGAATTGAATAAGCTGTTTTCATTTCTTCTGATTGAGAACTAAATCCATTAGCTACAGTTCTGATACCAAATAATAATGGAGAAGTTACTCTATGTGCAACTAAGATTCTATCCTGTGCGTATTCTGCAACATACTTTGTTTTATCATGCAGATTATCAGTTTGGATTGTATCAATAGTTGGTTTTCTTTCTGGGTCATCATTGAATGTTACAATGAAACGGCCAGCATTTCTAGTTCCAGTAAATTTAGCTTCAATAAGGTCTTCAATTGTATCTCTTTCTTCAGGAGCTGGAATACCATTATTCATATTCAACATTACCAATGGTAAGAATCCATTCTCAATGTTGTTTAAGTGTAAGTTAGATAATTCAGCTTCTACGAATGAGAATTGTAAAGCAGGAATCCAATCAGGCAGAGAATAATAGTATTTGCCTGGTGAATAGTTCTTAATCCATAAGATTTCCATATTTTCATTTGATGTACTAAATGCTGGAATCTTCTTCTTATATCTTTGTGCTTTATGGTCACTCCAATCAGTACAATAGAAATAATTTTCAATCTTTGGTTTATCGTACAATTTCTCAGCTCTAAAGTTTTGAACTGGAGAGTGATACATCTTTATAATTTTAGTATGTTCAGCATTCCAATATACTTGGATTGCAGCATTACCATATAATTTTAAATCAAATGCTACTCTTTTGATTTCTTCTTGCGGTAATATTTTACCTAAAGTTTCTTCAAAAGCTTGATTTTTTGTGTAGATACCTTTACCATAGATTAGGTCTGCTATACCTTCTACACAAGCTGCATTGGTTGTAGAGTTGTTGTAAGCATCAATTACGTTTTGGAAGAAATCATCTGGTCCAATAACACCAACAGGCACCCATTGGTAACGTGTTTTTGTATCCTCAGTAATAACTGGAATTTCTTGTTGTGCCATGTTTACAACCGAAAAATTTTGATTTAATTTCATATTAGTCTAATATTATATACTCGTTATCTGTCACATTACTTACATAAACATTTTCCAAAGGAATCTGATTTACATAAGAAGACTTGTTTACTTGCTGAGTTGTAAATACATTGATACTACCATGCCAAATTGAGCAAGTTGTATCTGAAATGTATGCTCTATACTCAGTACCAACACTAGAACTTACCAAAGTAGGAACTTGTGAAGCAGTGAATGATAATTTACTTTCATAAGCATCATAAGAATATCTTGATATAGATGCAGATGTATTTTGTAAAGTGTACATATCTTGCAAATGCATCGTAAGGTTAGAACTTCCAGTAGGTTGTACTCTGAATGTCCATACGTTGTTACTTGATGAGTAGTATGTTAGCATTATCTCGTCTTTAGTTTATATTTTAACAATTTGAGATAAAATAATAGTGATAATAAAAAAGGGTAACACTTAGTGCTACCCTTTAATTATTTCTTATCTATACTGAATTAAGAGTTAGTTCCGTAAACGATAGTTGGCGGGTTTGTTACTGCGCCAAATGGATTACCATATGTAGAACCAGATACGAATGGAGCTGGGAATTGTTCTTGTCCAGTGAAAGTTACTGAATAACCATAAAGGTCACCCAATGCTGCACCAGTCTGAATAGTACCACCTGTTACATCTGCACCTTCTCTTTGTCCCACTAATAGAGTATCACCTGCCATTGTGTGGATAAAGATTTGAGGTCTACCATAAGCCATCAACTTTAATTGAGTTGTCATTTCGTTAGTCAATTTCTTCAAGTTAAGAACTAATTCTTGAGAGAAGAAAGTTGTACCATTATCACGAGATGAGTTTACAGTTTCAGTATAGCTAGAATTTCCTTTTAGGTCATAAGCGTAAACTGTTAAGCCAGTTGGTAATGATTCTAAAAGTGCATCTGCATTAGCTGCTGATGAAGCACCAAAAGAACCTGTATAGTTACAGAAGAATACTGTTGCTATACCACCTACCGAATCTTTACAAGGTTCGTTTCTACCTGCTGATAAATTACAAGCCATAGTTTTAGTTTTTTTAAGTTAATTTTTTTGTTTTAACATATTAAGAGTGAGGGAAGGAATCGCAGTACCTTCCCATTATTCACTCAAATATATTAATAGTTCTTATGGATAGCGATGTCTTCACCGATACCATATTGAGTACCAGCTGTGTATCTCATAATGATTCTGTAGTTTTGAGAACCATCTAAGTTAGCCATGTCTAATACTCTTACTTCGTTATGGTCACTCAATAAACCAGTACCGAAATACAAGTTAGATTTTTGAGCTGCTACCATAGCAGATGAAGCAAGACCAGGACAGAATGCTAATTCAATACCATTGAAGTTCAATGGCTTCTCACCTACGTTCATTTGGTTGTTCCAACCGTTAGCACCTTGAGCGCCACCAGCTAATGCTTGTTGATAAGCCTTAACTACGTTAGTTGGTACATAAATCATCACATCTTCTTTACCATATACAGTTGCAGGAATTGCATCTACTAATGCGTTTAATGCTGTTAATACGTTTGCAGAAGTGATAGAACCAGAAACAGATGAAGTTACTGGAGCGTTAGTTCCACCAGCTACAACTGAAGAAGATAATGCGTTGTAAATACCACCGAATTGTCCGTTAGTTGCTGCTGCTCCCTGCCAGATAGAAATTTCAGTAGATTGTGCTACTTTTCCACCTACATAAGAGATTAAGAAATCGTTGAAATCTTTTGGAATCTCATCAAATGCGCTATAGCCCAATTGTAAAGCTTCCCAAGAATCTACGAATTCTTGCTTACATAATTCAAGGTTTACTTGAAGTTCTTTTGGTTCTAAGATTCTCTCAGAAAGAGCTACAGTACCAGAAGTTGTAAAGTTACAAGATGCATCGTTTACGATTGAATCAACTGCAATCTTTTGGATAACAGACTTAAATTTTACATTTGGTAAAATTGTAATGTATTGGTTATCCAATGTTTTAGCTGATAACAACGCTGCAGCAATGTACTTTCCAGCGAATTCACCAGCGTAAGTTGTGGTGATGCTTGGTTGTGCAAAGTTTTGTTGTTTTCTCATTTTTAAATGATTTTAATTATTTTATTTATATAGTTTTGATAAGAAAGAATTTTGTGGATTAACCAATGCGCTCTTCTTACCTAATTTAACTCCGTTTTGTACTTTTTGTGCATTTTCATCAATTGGTGCACCATCCAATTTTGGAAGTTCTTCTTCATCAACTTCTTCAGTTGGGTCTACTGCTTCCATCTTAGTAGCTGGTTTAACATATCCAGTTCCTACATCACCAGGTAATGGTTCTGCTTCAACTTTCTCTGCTTTCTTAGCATCTTCTACTAAGTCTTCTTTTACCATAGTTTGCATCTTCTTCTCTAATTCTTCAATTCTATATTGAAGTTTAGTTACTACTGATTTCATATCTTCATCTTCAGGGATTGGATTTGCTGTTTCTTCAGTTGCTACTTCTTCGTCATCACCCATGTCACCACCAGCGATACTTTCCATTTCAACTGCTTCAGATTCTTCACCTTCAGTTTCAGATTCAGGTAATTCTACATTTTCTCTTTCAGTAATTTTACCTTCTGCATCTACCATAATTTTGATTCTTACATCGTTTCCTTCAGAATCTCTAAGGATTACTTCATGTTCGCCGGCTGGAGCAGGAGATTTTCCATCTTCACTTACTACATCAACTTTCTCACCAACATCAAATGTAGGAGATTCTAATATAGTTCCATCAGCTAGTTTTGCGTAAGTAAGTTCTACTTCTTCCTTAACCAATGCTAAGGTAGTTAGAATCTTCTTTAATACTTCTGTTGCGTTCATAGTTTTTGTATTTAGTTATTTAACAATTATATATTGAAATATATTAATTTTTTTATGATGGGATTGAAGGATACGGCTCCTTCTTAGCTATAATCATACTTTGTGGTACAGGGAATTGAGAACCAGTGTAATTTTTATTTGTTCCATTATACATTCTAAAGTCTTGAATATACATTGCAGGTCTAAGAGAAGCAGAAGCTGGATTACCAAAAGTAGTTTCACCAAATAATAAAGTATTAATATCAGGTATCTGATTCATTGGTCCAGCTATACCTTCTGAATTAACCAATCCACCATTGAAATATGTTCTATAAATTCCACCATTTGAGCCAGTTGGAGTATAGGTAAATGCGTAATGATTAAATTTATATGTTTCATTATAGCTACCACTCCATATATTTTGATTTAGTTGATATGGGAATATCACTTCATCAACATTTTGTGTTGGCGGAGTTATTATTCCAGCTTTTGTAGTAACAGTACCCAATACTGAACCAGTTACTATACCTGAAAAAACTGAATCTAAAGGATAAAAGTTATCACCCGTATATCCAGCCACAAAGTAATATGAAGATGAATCAGAAACTCCATCAGTATATTTTTGTGCTATTTGTCTAGTTGGAAATGCGTTTATTACGTTTCCTTGACTTCCAGTTCCAGCACTACTTGTAATAAATGATGAAGTCACATCAAATGCAGCCCAAGTCTCAATAGTCCAAGCAGAAGCTGTACCTAAATTTACACCTACACCAGTTAATGCTTCATTTTCAACTTTAATTGCAGTACCACCACTTAAAAATGTACAATATTCATATCCAGACGATGTGAAATTTGTTTGAAAATTACCAAGAGATGATGTACCAAAAAGTCCTAAACTACCTGTAAAAGCTGTATCGTATAACTTTCCTGTTTTATTAAATTGATTTGTTGAATCATTAAATTCACCATTTCTAATGTATGCTGATATGTCATTATAAGGGAATGTCATATTAAATACATTATAGTAACCAGAATAAAATATCTGACCAGGAATTGCTAATACCAAGCTAGCTGAATATGGGTCATATCTAGGGCTTGGTACAAAAGGTCTTCCTTGTGGTTTATTTAACCTACAATTTGTTACGTTATAATTTAAATTATACATATATTATCTTAATGCTACTACATTACCGCAAGTTGATGATGCGGATACTGCTGTTATAATTCCTGGTATAAATCCAGAACAAGATACGAATGTTAATACTGATTGGTCCCAAGTCTTAACAACTAAAGTTCCAATTTCACCAACATATAATCCACCAGCTACAAATCCAAATTGAGGATTGTTAGAGTTAGCTGCATTCCATGTTGAACCAGATATAGGTACAACTTGAACACCACCTACGAATTGTGGATTAGTAACATACGAATTTTGAGTTTCTAATTTCATATTGAGTTATTTTTATTATTTAACAATTATAATTTGTTTTTTAGTGATTAAACTATTCCGTATCTATTGATAAAGTAGTTTTTCACATCTTCTAATTCTTGTCCTTGCAACTTACGAGAGTATAGAGCTATTTCATAGAATACTGAATTTGCACTATCAGTTCCATTTGGTAAACTAAATCTTGCATTTTGTGCAATACTCATTCTAAGAGAACCTGAATTATTGAATGTTGCCATTGTTGTACCTGATGCACTACCAGTAGAGTTTGTATCAGTACTAATATATGCATTACCAGTGCCGGTTGTCCATCCTTCATATTGTAAATGGAAATCAGTATCATCTACAACATTTTCTACAT